AGTCTGAATAGATTTTTCATTAGAGCCTAAAGAATTATAAGTCCTGAGATCAACTTCAACTTTCTTAGTCTTTACTACATTCCTATCTATTCTAGTAAATCCATCATAAAGAATTTGATAATAAGCATGAGTAGTTTCATTCGCAGTATTAATACTACCATATTTGGCGACAATGTAGTTCCTGAATTCTAAACCAAACAAGGGCCAACCATACATAGGATCAATGATGTCATTAAACAGTAATACTACCCAAGCGTATTTTGAATTGCCATATGCTTTCTGAGCAACAAGATCAGGTCTATCACCATCTTCTATGTTATATTCATAAAAAGTATCTACATTCTCTGCGACATTATCTTTAAAAGCGAAACGTTTAAGAATGTTGGTTACTTCTCGGAAAGTACCATCATCTTTAAGTGAATGCTGAACTGTTGGGAAATATGCGAAATAATTACTCATATTTAGACCCCTTCACCCGCACCACCGCCACCAAATACGGGAACAGTGTTCGTAAGTTGTGGGGCTTGTTTGATACTTTCTCGATTATCTTTACCTCCACCAAAGCCACTTGCAATTAGATTTAAATTATTGCTTTTACTAGGTTCAGTGCTTCTTGTTTCAATATTAGTTTCTTGGAATCCCATTGAAATATCAATTTCCATAGGAGCACCATCTTTACTAAATGATGGCACACCCGATCCATTAAAAGTTACATTAAATGATTTTAATACACAATTACCTATAGAAAATAGATAAGGGCTTAAATGTTCTGAAAATATTATTTGAAATTCGTCTGGATAAGTATAAGCGAATCCACCTAATTCATATGCGGGTAGCATATGAAATCTAAACTCTCTACATAATTCTTGTATATCTTCACTCTCTTTTTGATCCCTAGGAATAAACTTATAGTTAAATGAATGTTCTTTAAATGTTATACCTTTAAATAATACTGCCATATGAGGATTCGCTGCAAGACCAGCCCTTTTACCGAGTCCTTTACCCACACTTGCAAGTCCGAGCGCGCCTGCTCCAGCCCCAAGTAGACCGCCTACGGATGCCCCAGCCAATGTTGCACCCCCAACGATACCGGCGGCTAAGCCAACTTCTTTTTGACCTTCTGTTGCCTTTAGATTACCTAATGATTTAGCTACATCAGAGCCAATTTGACTTATAGCAGCTTTTGCTGATTGTCCTGCTTTTTCTATATCATTCATCTTAATTTGACCAGAGGCTAATCCACCAAGTAGACCCATCTCTGCATTTTCATAATCGGCAGCATAGTTCGCTACTAAATTACCAGGAATAGGAAGAATAAAAGACCTCTGTTTTAGATTTTTGGATGTAGATGCTAAATTTTTGCGAGTTGTTCTAACGACTCGAAAAGTCATATAATGTTGATCATCTAAATCATGAGGATACATAATATCAGCTTTTTTAGCAGATTTTTGCCCGCGTGTATTACTTGAACTACTTCGACGACCACTAGTAGAAGGATCACTTATACCTTCACCACCTAAAGCGCCAGAATTAATTAGATTTTTTGCTATACTGAGTCCAGCTTGTGGGTTCGTTGCAATTGCACCAGCAGCCGAAACTAAGCGATCCACTTGATTTCTACCGGTCCTTATTTGATTTAAATTTATCTTTGGCATGTGTATAAATATCCATATGGCTTATCGTGGTAAATATAAACCCAAGTTTCCGAAGAAATACAGGGGTGACCCTACTTCTATTATTTATAGAAGTTTGTGGGAACGAAACTGTATGGTTTACTTCGATAAAAATCCCAGCATATTAGAGTGGGCATCCGAAGAAGTTATTGTTCCTTATAAATCTCCCATAGACAGTCGTTGGCATCGTTATTTTCCAGACTTTATCATTCATGTGGAAGATAAAGAAAAGAAACGTGAAACAATAATGATAGAAGTTAAGCCTTATGCACAAACAAAAGAGCCCAAAATCAAATCAAAGTCGTCTAAACCTACTAAGAAGTATTTATACGAAGTGTCTACGTATAGTATAAATATAGCTAAGTGGAAAGCAGCAAAAGAGTTTTGTGCAGATAAGAACTGGAAATTTATGTTACTTACAGAAAAAGAGTTACCCAAATGGCGTTAGTTTTTGACGATCTTCTCAATAAAGGTGTTCGTGCTGGTGAAATTCCTGCTAGAACTTCATCTGCTAGAGATTGGTATAGGGACCAGGCGAAAGGTACTCGTTCTGCTAAACCAGAAACGATAGTTCGAGATAAGGCCAGATTAACTAATAAAACTATGATCGGTAGAATGTATCATTTCTATTATGATCCTAAGCATAAAAAAACTCTACCATACTATGATAGATTTCCTTTGATATTTCCATTCAAAAGAGTTAAGGGTGGATTTCTTGGAATTAATCTACACTATTTACCTTTACCATTACGTGCTAAACTAATGGATGGGCTTTATTCATTAGCAAACAATCGAAATTATGATGAAAAGACAAAATTAAAAATATCATACGATATATTGAATGGTGCGTCTAAATATAAATACTTTAAGCCTTGTATAAAACATTATTTAACACCCCACATTAGATCAAGGTTTGTGGAAATTTATTCTTCTGAGTGGGATATTGCTTTATTTTTACCAACAGAAAGATTTGTGGGTGCAAGCAAATCATCAGTATACTCGGATAGTAGGAAAAAAATCTAATGGGATTTAATCCAGACGAATTTACATCAAACTTAAATAAAAGGGGTGTAGCAAAAGCATCGCATTTCCAAGTACGTATACATGGTCCTCTTGATCAAGGTACAGAAAGAGATATGACGTTTAGAGCCGACACAGCCGAATTACCAGGTAGAACATTATCAACTAATGAGCATAGGATATATGGACCTATTCGTAAGATTCCTTATGCATCTACGTATACAGACACTTCTATTAGTATTTTAAGCAGTAAAGATTTAGGTGAAAAGGTATATTTTGAAGATTGGCAAAATTTAATCCATAATCATAGGCCTGATTCTCAAGGCGGTCAATATAATTTAGGCTATTATAATGATTATGTTAAAACTGTTGTTATAGTAACATATGATGAAAGCGGTGGACAGACTTCAGAACATACATTCAATGAAGCATATCCTATAGGAATTGCTCCTATTGGTTTATCTTGGGCATCAGATGAATTAATAAAATTACAAATAACATTTGCTTATAGAGATTATAGCTTTAATAATGATCCTATTCCAGCACCGAAGCCTAAACCAAATATTGGAATATCCGGTAGTCTCAATATTGGAGGCATTAATGTCGCTGGGAACTTTAACGTTAATGGATCATCTAATTTGTCTGTTGGTGGATTTAATGTTCCTATACCAAAACTACCTACTATACCATAATATTTAATTATTATTGAATTGTTGAATTAAGGAGAAATCATGGCTTTACCATCAATTGTTACCCCAGAATATAATACGATTATACCATCTACAGAGCAAAAAATAACTTATAGGCCGTTTCTTGTTAAGCAAGAGAAGATTTTATTAACAGCCCAGGAAAGTGATGATCCTAATGATCAAACATTAGCCCTTGCTAATGTTCTTGCTGAATGTATAACAACGGCTGATATTTCAGTTGGTGGTCTAACTACATTTGATATTGAATATCTTTTTCTAAAGATTAGATCAAAAAGTGTGGGTGAGAATATTACTATTAAACTAGGTCATCAAGGAACAAACTCTCCATCAGGCACATTAGAAAATAAGTGTGAGTATAAAACTGAAATTTCTATAAACATAGATGAAATTGCACCACCCGAAATCATAACAGATAAGAAAATTCAATTGACAGATGATGTTGGAGTAGTTATTAAATATCCCACCTTTCAAGATGTTATTGATAATGAGTCTTCTAAAGAGGGTACAGAATCAATAGCATTCATGTTTGATATGATAGCAAATTCAATTGATTATGTGTATGATGGAGAAGATGTATATAATGAATTTTCAGATGAAGAAATGAAAGATTGGATAGAATCATTAAATCAAAGTCAATTTGAAAAAATATCAAATTTCTTTAATACTATGCCGTCTCTAAAGCATGAAGTGAAATGGAAATGTAGTAAATGCGGAGAAGAAGATACACTTTTGATAGAAGGTTTACAGAATTTTTTTATCTAAGCCTCAGTCATGAATCGTTAGAAAATCACTATAGAACTAATTTTTCATTGATGCAACATCATAAATATTCATTGACAGAACTAGATAATATGATACCTTATGAAAGAGATATCTACGTTGCATTATTATTGCAACACCTTGAAGAAGAAGCTGAAAAACAAAAAAAACAAGGATGATAATATGGCTGAGGCAGAAACAGTTAAGATTACAGAAACAACGAAAGAGTATGAACTCCAGAAGGCTGATCTTGTTCCTGAGCGTGGAGACGATGCTCCTACGTGGTCGAATAAGATTGCTGGCACACTGGATAAATTTCGTGTAATTCCTCGACTAGTCATGATCTCGTATTGTTGGGCGTTCTATGCATCTGTATCATGGTTTATGGCTTTAGTAGATCCCACTAATGCACAAGCGATGTTCATATCAACAATCGTTGGTGCTGGTGCAGCATTCTTTGGTTTGTATGTTGGCAAACCTGGTGCATCGCTTCCTAAAGGTAAGAGATAATGGCTTTACCTTCATTAGACAATAAAAATGAATCTGATCCAACACTTCTCGACATAAAAAAGATTAATATAAAGAATCTATCATTTAATATTGAACAGTCTAAAAACCTATCAAATATTAATGAATCTATGTCAAAAATGTATGAATTAGCAAAAGCTGAAGCAGATGAAGCTAGAAAACAAAGAGGTTTTGAACTTGAATTACTAAGAGAATCTGCGAGAAAGTCTAATGCTAATAATAAACCCGAAAAACCTGATAGTAGCAGTGAAGATAGTCCCAGCTGGATAGATATGCTTGGTAAGGCAATTTTAGTTGCGATATCAGCATATGCACTTGGTATAGACAAATATTTCAAAGCAATTCTTCTTCCGCAAACACTAAAAATGTTTAGCAAATCTTGGATGGCTTGGCCGTTTAAAAAGCTTTTCTCAGGTTTAGGAAAGTTGATTTCAGCACCATTTAAAACGGCTATATTTACTAAAGCTTTCGCACCTGTGTCAACAGCATGGAAAAATTTCACATTAGGATTCAAAAATGTTGGTAAGGTTATGGGTGCTATTAAGGCACCTGTAGCCATATCTGAATTTAAAACAACGGCAGGTAAAATTGGAGCAAGTATAGGTAAGGTATTAAAACCAATTTTAGATTTCTTTAAAACATCTAAAGCTTTTTTCTCTGGAGGTATTAGTAAAGTTGGAAACTTCTTCAAAAGTATTGGTGGATTTTTCAGAAGTATAG